TCATCACAAAGTTCAAACAACAAGGCCTCGTACTCATTGATAAGCGCTTTGACCTTTTTACCTTCTCTTTGTAAGGCATAAAGTTTGGACAGCTCATTGATTATTTCCTGCTTACTCATTCCTTTCATTTCGTACCTCCTGTTATCTCCTTATCTATTTTTGTATGTTTTTACACTCTACAATAGGTTCTAACGGGTTTTTATACCAAAAAAGTATATTCCCTTATCTAAAAAATAAAATGCCTTAGAACCTATTCTACGGTTAAAAACGGGTAAGTCCTCCCGAAGTACCTTCTGGTGCCTGTAAGTGAAGATATTTGTCTAAAAACCTAAGTAAAGCAGTAATAACTATTGCCCAAGTCGCATCTATAACACTAAAGTAAGCTAATATCGCTGGAATTACTGCAAGGACCAGCAGTCGTAAAGGCTCTTTTGCCGCTTCCCATAATTTTTTCCAATCAAACATTTAAATCACCACCTCTCTTGAATATTTTATCAAACAGTGCTGACCATAATTCTTTAGCTGTAAAGTCTTTTAAAGGGTCTTGGGACATTAATTTGGATTCTAAGTCTTTAATACGGGCATTTAGCTTCGGAACATTGACCTCATACTCTTCACAGCACTTTAGCAAACTACTCTTTTCTCTGCTAACTTCTACAAACTGTTCTTGTAGTTGCTTGATTTCAAAGGCTTGGTCAGTTTTGGCTTTGTTAAGGGATTCTATCTCTTTGTTTAAAAGTGCAATACTCTTAGCTTGGCTTTGAGTTACCTTTCTCAAATTCCTTGCTTCCTTTTTGTATTTTTCTTTTTCTGCTCTTTCGTACAACATTTCTTCTTCATAGTTTTCTAATCCTATCCAATGAGTTTGGTCAACTGTTCCTGAAAATCCGTTATCTCTTTTTCTTGGGAATCGGTAATACCCCCAATGTAAATGCGGTCCTGTAGAGTTTCCCGAATTACCTGATAAACCTACTAAGTCGCCTTGTTTTACCGTACTTCCTACCTTACAAGGTGATTGAGAATTAAAATGTCCTAATATAGAACCCTCTTTATCATTTTCTATTTTTACATACCAACCATATCCAGTAGCATCTAATATATTTTCTACTATCTTCCCATCGTGAGGAGCTGTAATTCTTGTACCAATAGGGCAACCAAAGTCTTGTCCGTTATGTCCCATTAAACCGAACTTTGTATAAGATGCTCTATAACGAGGGTCATTCCAATCCTGCGTCATAGGATATTCTTTTTCAAATGGTTTTTTTAGTGTCATTAATACCTTTCTTTAATCAACTATTAAAAATACTCCCGTCATTACTTTAACTGTAACAACTTTAATAGGGTTTACTTTGTAGGAATAATCAATTTCAAGTCTATATTCACCAGACGGTAAAGAATGCGGTATATCTATTCCTATATTAATTATTCTGCAACCCTCGGGATTTAGAACATAAATATCAGGCATAGAATAAACTACACCATCAACAAACCTACGACTTATCTGAACTTGTCCTTCGCCTTTTTTACAATAGTCTAATTCGTAAATAAAAGTACTCCCCCGTCTAACTTCTCTTGTCATAACAGATAAATTATTTACTTTCAAAGGTTTATAAGGATATGCGTACCAAAAAGTAATTAAAACTATTAATAAGATAGCTGAAGCAAGTATCAACCCACTTATCATATACATAATTTTGTGTTTCATTTTAAAATCAGTGCTATTAAAGCACCTACTACGCTTGTTAAAATTATACTAACCATTCCGTAAACAAGGTTACGAATAGGTTTGAATTCAGTTTGACTAACATACTCAGCTTCCATTCTTCCTTTTATTTCTTTAACATCGTCTTTGATTGATTTCACATCTTCTTGCATAAGTGCAATATTCACTTGGTCTTTAGTGTATTTAGCAGTTGAAGTCATTACATTAAAGGATTCGTTGGCATCGGGGCTTCACTTGCAGATATAGCTTTTAATCGTTCTCTTAAAGCCCTTATTATCATTTTTGCCTCAGGATTTCCTTGTTGCGAAGTTGGTACTTGAGGTAAAGCCTCTGTTGGCATTGGTGAAGAACCTGATGACATTTGACCCGATGCTTCAGGTGGTAATGGACTTGCGGTAGGACTTCCTAAACTTTGTTGATTAAGGGCGGGTACTTTATCACCCATTCCCCTTCTTGCTAAAGCTTCTTGAATAGCGGACATTGCTTCTGTATTTATATTTCCTGGTTGTCTTGGTTCCATATAGTTATTATATCACTCGTTAAAATCCGAATCCTATTCCTTTCATTAAAAATGTTTTGAAAAGCCACCTACCTGCAGTTTTAGGTAATTGAAATGTTAAAGCAAGTAGTTGTCTATATTTATATGCTTCTGGGGCAACTGTCTTTAGTTGCTCTATCCCACCTTTCCATAATTGATAAAATATTTTGGATTTAGTAGAAGAAGCTATGTCCCCACCCTTAGTAAATGCTTGGTCACCAAATTGTTGTAGAGCATTGACTAAATCAGTCGGGGTTTTGATATTCTTAATCCCAGGTCCGTATTTTTCAAGGCCTGTTGCTATATCTGGGTCAAGTTTTGCCGCTTCTTGTAAAGGTCTTAACATCTCATCTGTATTTATTTGAGTAGTTACTTTTCCCGCTTCTTCCAATTGTTTTTCAGCTAAACGTCTTGTAGGACTTAATTCTTTAGCTTTTTGTAATGCTTTTGCAGTAAGACTTGGTTTTTTAGTCAATGTTTCGCCCGTTTCACCCGCTATTGTTGTAACTGCTTTTGTTGACTTTTCAGCTGCTTTCTCACCAAGTTTAGTTATTGCTTGTTTACCTAAATCCTTCAAACTTAATAAACCAACTCCTAATGCGGCGGTTTCAGAACCTACGCCTAAAGCTCTCGCCCAATACGGCTCATCCTTTGATTCACTCCATAATTTATCTATCTCACCTCTTTGTTTTGAAACCTCATTCATCCCTTCAAATGCTACTTTTTGTAAACGAGCTTTTATTTCTGGGTCTGTTTCTTGTTCTGCTCTTTCTAAAGCTCTTTGAGAAATATCCATTACATTAGTAAGACTTTTATCAAGTTCTTTTCCTGTCTTACCTCTTAAAACCAATGCAGTAGAAACATCTTTCCACATATCTGCAGTAGTACCTATAATTGAATCAACGATTGTATCTTTTAATTTAATATCTCGGATTTCTTTTTGCTGTTCTTCAGGTTTTCCTATATTTCCTATAATATCTCCTACCGCTCCTTTTAAACTTTCTCTTTCCCCTCCTGAGTATAAAAAGTCATAAGCATCACCTTTTTTTTTAATTGCTTCTGCAGGAGTTCCTAAACCGCCCTCACCAATAACTTCTTTATATTGTTCTGGGGCTTTTTCTTCGCTTTTTGCTAAAGTATCGTAAAATTTATTTTGTATTCTTTGAACCTCTGCTCTAAAATCCTTATCGTTCATTTTATAGTCTAAACTCGTTACCATATTCTCTAACATATCTAATTCTTTATCTGAAATTGTACCCTGACCTTTTAATAAGGCTCTGCTTTCAACTGCTAACATACCTCTTAACTGCTCTACTTGTTTTTTCTTTGTATATGCTTTAGTACCTGAAATAGCACCAGGAAGTCTCATCCTACCTGTAATACCTTTTGTACTTCCTTCAAGGATTTTATTTGTGACATCTAACGCTTCTTTTTGTCTTGCTATTGAACTTGCAACAGCTTCTTCTTTATCTAATTGTTCCTGTGTTTTAGGTTTTACCCAACCTCTAAGTTTAGCTGCTTCTTCAAATTGAGCTTGTTCAGGACTTGGCATTTGACCTGTTTCCATAAAAGAACTTAGTTGCTGTTCATATTTTGTTTTTTCAGCAATATAAGCGTCTTGAGAAATGCCGTAAGTACCCAATTCTTCGGGTTTTATTATTTTAGTATTACCCTTATTACTTGTAATTGTGACAGAACCGTCAGGATTTATTATCATATTTTAACTCCAAGTTTCTCCAGTAGTAGTCTTAAATTTCCTTTCATAATCAAACTGATTTCTTGCAAGTTCGTATTCTCTTTCAAGTTTTGCTAATTCATTAAGGTTCTTCATTTCTTGTGCGTCTAAAGCACCTTGATTTTGAAGTTTCTGTAAAAGTATATTTGTTTGGTTCTGCATATCAGTCGTGTACATAGTGACTTGTCTTGCTAAAGCACTATCAAGTAACTGCGCTTCTGTTAAATAAGGTTGAAGTTCTTTTTCCTGTTGATATTGTTCGGCACTTATTTGTTGACCTGCTTCAGCTAAAGCTAAGTTGTACCCTGTTCCTGCTGTTTCAGCTGCTCTTGCTAATGGCGATAAGGTTTTGGCCAATTCGCCCTGTCTTACTTGTTGAAGTCTTGCTTGTTGTGCAGCATTAACATCGTAACCTCTTGTTTCACCTGCAACCTGTTCGAGTGCGTCTTCTAATTGCTGTTGAACACTACCTACCTGTCCCATTAAACCTGTAAATACATCTCTTTTGCCTTCCAAACCTCTTTCCTGTGCTACCCTATTCCAAACATCTTGCATTGTAGGTTGGTTTTTTATTGCACTACCCCACCTACCCATAAAGTCTGTTATTTTACCTTCTTGTTCTTGTTTAAGTTTTTCTGCACCGTAACCAACACTTTGAGGTATAAGTTTTAATACCCTGTTATATTCTTTACTATTTGAAGCATTTTTACCCCTGTCTTCCAAGTATTTCTTGTAAGACGATAAGGTATTGTAGTCCATTGTATCTACATTTTTCCATTTCCAGTCTGCCATAGTTATATTATATCATTGCCTTTCTTTTCAAAATCAGATACTTGTTTTGAGAGGTCATCTTTTACAGATACAAAAGATGTTTTGTGTCCGTGATTATAAGGGATATTTTTATAAACCCCTTCAAAATAATCAGATGATTCATCTTTGTCATAAGTAAACACCTCTACTATGGTTTTTCCATCAACTTCTTTTGTATTTATATATCCATTAACAATATCGTCTTCTTTAATAGCTTTTAGTTTAATACCAAGTTTTTTCTCTATTTTTTCTTCAATACCATCTTTATTTTTAGTTTCTAATGTATATTTCATGATAACCTTACAACTAATTTACCCATAATTGAGTTAACATATTTAGTAGCACCATCACCACCTACTATTTTATGTTGTACTTTTAATGTTTTTGTACCAGTAGGAAGTGTGAGGGCAGAACTTCTAATATTTACAGGTGTAGTTGAGGTTGTTGATATAACAGAATTACCTACCACTACACTATCATCTACATTGTATAATTGCCACGAACCTGTACCTATATCTGTTTTACCTACTATATCAAAATAAACATTCCAACCAGTTGTTAAGTCGTCAAAATTAACATCAAATAAAGACCCTGTAACATCTGTAAAAGATGAATTAGTAGTCCAACTATCAGTCCATTGTGGAATAATAGGAGCTAACCATATTTCTGTTGCGGTATATAAACCTGTAATTGAAGTTGCGTTTAGAGTTGTAGTGTTTACCGTAGTAGCAGTAATTGAATCCATACCACCACCAAATGAAGCAGAACCGTCTACGTAGTTTATCCAAGCATTATCACCAAAATTAACTTTCCCTGCGGTGTCGGATTGGTTGATTGTAAAGACTTCGTTTCGGTATTTATCATAAATGATAATAGTTTCTTCACCTAATTGGTATATCTCGGAATTTCTTAGTTTAACTGCTTTAGGTATTAAATCCCTTTGCGTTATTCTTTTAACCATATCGGCTTTTCTCTGCCCTTTTAATTGTTCAAATTGCATTAGTCCTCCGTACTTAAAACATCTATTTCTATCGTTATGCTTGTTATCTTAATAAATGTGTTTGAAGTTGAAGCCAATTCGTAACCTATTTCCAACTCCTTACATCTTTGATAGATAGGTAGTTTTAATGAAGTTGCTCCAACTGTGTCCTCGGCATCACCACTTGTAAACGAAGCTGCCCTATCTAACTTGTATTTAGGTGTTACTGATTGTCCTGCTGTTAAAGGTTCAAATGTTATCACTAAATCCATCGGTATCATATAATCGTCAGGGTTTCCACTATCAAAGATAAGGCTTTCCCACGTTCCCGTAGCGTTAGCTGTATCACCAATAGTTACTTTATCCACCCCATAATCAGCATCATCTTGCCACCCTACATAAAGCGAATCACCTATTGATTTAACACAACCTATTTTCAAAGAAGTTCCTGTAGATGTTCCCGTACTTATCGTATAAGGAAAGTTTAATGCTCTCGGAAGTTCATCACGCTGATGTCCGTATTCAAATACTCCTTGTATTAAAGCTGTATCATCTGTTGAAGCTGAAATCCCCACTACTGTCTTACCTTCAAAAGCATCTATTGCCCCAGGGTAGACTTCTAACTTCTTACCTCTTGTTAGGTTAGGTATTTCGTCTACTATTCGTTGAAACGGCTCACTTCCAAGATACATAGAACCATCATTTCCGTACACACCTATTAAGTTACCTTCGTTATTAACTAAACAATTAGGAGCGCCTACCCTACAGTCTGTAAAGTAGTTAAATGTTGTTTCAATTCCGTCCCAAAAGTAAAGTCTTGCTTGTTCTGATTCAGTTATGGTTGCACCTTTAAAAGCACCTACTACCAAGAATTCGTTAAACTTAGCCATACATCTTGCCTCATAGCCAGGAGCAAGTGTAATAAAATTCGGCTCATATAAGGCTTGGTCCCACTTTGCAATATATCGGTCATTTAAAATAACGAGAAAGTTTAGAAATTCTTCCATGGGATGAAAGTCTTTGTCTATTAATATTCCAAAATATTCCTTAAAATAGGAAGCCTCTAAGTCGTTGTTTGTTCCTGTATCAACCCCGCCATCTGCAACTGTAGTTGTTATGTGGTAATGATATTGGTTTCCTATCACTACCCTTAAAGGAGTGCTAAATGTAAAAGTGTTATCACCTACTACCATAGAAGCATTAGCAATAGTTGCAGTACCTATTGTTACGTTGTTGCTGTCGTGTAAAGTTAAAGTCCAATTTCCTGTTCCCACTACGTCTACATTGATTGTAATTGACTTCATCGGGTCATTAGTCGGGGTAATTGTGTTTCTATGTGTAGCCCCTTCGTTTATTGAGGTGGTTGTACTGTAGTCTGTTGCTCCTGTACCTGTAGCTGATTGGTCAAGGTTTGTAGTTCCGTCAGATAAAAAATCAGATGATTGGGTAGGTGTACCACTTAATTTTCCATATCTACCTATCGTTGTACCTGTTGCGTAGTATAAATAGTCATCAAATACTTTTAAACCCTCTCCTGTGCCTCCTGTAGCGTCTATCGGGTTACTCCACACCCCTGCTGATGTTTCCTTATAGATATGGGAAGCACTATCATAAAAATAACGGTCAGTTGAATAAGGTGAGGCATCATCAGCCCATTTAACAAGCCCAAGAACAGTTGAACCTGATACTTTAGTTAATTTACGGGATAAAGTTGCATAGGAAGGGTCTTCAAATATGTTTAGGTGTTTAGACCACTTGCAAGAATTAGCAATGTCTTTCTTCTCTCCCGTAGTCCCTATTCCGCCTGTAAAGTCTTTTACTACGATTTTCTTTTTAGTCATTAAATAGTCGTTGACAGGGTACTCGACCATCTTTCATCATATAGTGAGTAGGTGTCAGGCTCCTTTTGTATAACTTTAATATCCGCACCTCGTCTTGAATATAGTTTTTCAGCACCAAGTACTCCGCCTACTACATCTCTTAAAGACCTTGATGAATTATTAAAATCACCAGTCCAAAAGTAATTATTATATTGTTGAGCAATAGCAGGGTCGTGTCTTGGTCCTGCATAAAAGTCTGCCGCCACTCCGTAAGGAATAATGTAATGTAGTTCGGGCGGTAGTTCGGGTGTTTCGCCTATAATGTAAGTATCCCCTGCGGTTGTTGTACCCTCATAAACGGATTCAAGTGTGATGTGAGTTGTGTCGGTAAACGAAGCTATGCGGTACCAATATTGGTCAGCGTTAGCTTGAAACCACCTACCAACCATTGCAGCAGTCCACGTAGTTCCTGCACCCACTACTGAAGCTGAATTATTAGTTACTGTTACTGTGCCTGTCGTATAGTCTTCCTGTGTCATATCCCTGTCTAACATACTGGCTATTAACGTAATTGTATCCCCGTCAGCTTGGGGTATAGGCCATATTTCAAAATGGTCGCGCATAGGGAAGATGTACTGCGGGATAGATGTTCCCGAATATGATATTTGATTTAATTCATCCCATTGTCGTTGACTATGTACTACATCTAAAGGGTATTTAACACCGCCTACTTCAAGTGTTGCAGAGTTAATTGGCGGATAGATGTTTTGTGGATAATGGTATCTTTGCTGGTCTGCTACTGTTGAAGCGGTTTGAGGTAAATCCATTGTTATATAGTTCTTTAGTTTAGCTTGGATAGCGTGATAACGCTGATTTATATGTTGTTTAATAAAATTAGCTATAGTAGAAGCTGATAAACTTCCTGATGCCTGAGAAATATAATCCTTACTTGTATTTTGTAGTTGTGTAAATGTCTGTCGCATATATCAATTATATCATTATAAGAAGTTTAAAAAGAAAGCACTTCCTGTTGATAATTGAGCAAGTTTAATAAAAGCTACTGTTCTATATTCTGGCTCGTTATTTTGCGAATCACCTGTTGTTGAAGCATTCGCGTATGTTGCAGCAGCACTTGAAACGGTAAGAGTATGAGAAGAACTTGTATTATCTGATTTAGCTTCATCATCACCACTACCACCACCAACAGATACTCCTGTATGTATTCCACCAGAAGCAGTGTGCGTATGTGTAGCGCTTGCAGTATGAGTGTGATTTTGTGCGACGTGTGTATGAGTGTTTGAACCACCAGTATTTCCTATATCACCTGTTGTAGCAGTTGATTTTAAATGTTTGCCTCTCATATCCTGTGTTCCGTTTGTTCCATCACATAAAGTGTAATTTGAGGGAATACTTGCTAAAGTTCCTACCCACATACCTATCATTCCAAGTCTATAACTTCCAGAGCCTGTATTTTGATTTTGAACTGTTAATAACTTTGTATATGCTGGTTCTACTGTTTCTGTAGTTGTTAATTTTGGTGCTGTTGAAGAAATAGTTGCTGTAGTACTTGAATAAGATATAGTATGTGTATGTGGTTTTAATATATCCCCAGATGTAGTGTTGCTTGAATCACCAGTTGCATTTGGTTGCCCAGTAGTAACATTTGCGTGAGTATGCGAAGCAACTGTATGTGTATGAGTTAAATCGTGAACATTAGTAGTAGAGCCACCTGTCCCACCTGCATTTGCACCTGTACCCGCACCTTTTAAATATTTTCCTACTAAGTTAGGTGTTGAGTTACTACCGTTACACAAGTAATGACCAGTTTTGCTATCACTACCGTCATATAAATAGACTGCATTTTGCGGGAAATATGAAACAGATGTAGTCGGAGTAATAAATATTACTGTGTAATAAGGTGGGTCGTTTGCAACAGAAGCATATGTACACGCTACCTCTGATAAACCACCACCACTTGAAGCTCCAGACGTAATACTACCACTATTATGTGTGTGAGATGCGTATGAATATGAAATACTGCCATCCGCAGGTTGTTGATTAGTTGGGTGATTTCCTATAGTAGTGCTATGTGTGTGAGAGTCCATAGTATGCGAGTGTGTAGTCCCCGTATGTGTATGTGTAGCACTACCACCTGTTTGATTTGGGTCTGTAGCATCGGCAGTACCTTTAGGATACTTACCATCTAAAGCAGTAACTCTTTCCCAACCCGTAGGAATAGAAGCGTTTGTTCCTGTCCAAATGTAAATTACTCCTGCTGGAAAGTTTGCCATTATAGGTTTTGACCGATAATGTATCCGAAATATGTATCGGTTCCTGTAACTCTGAAACCAAATACATCTGTTTTAGATGCTGTTGTTGTAAGCGTTGGTGCTGTTCCGTCCATCCATCTTATTGTAGTAAACCAAGTGACTGTTCTACTTCCTACATCATCTTGGGTTATTTCAACCATGAAACACTTCCCGACCGCTTCGTTTGATATTGCTATTGTTATGTTACCTGCTGGCATTGTTATTGAGTGTATTGCTCCTATTGAAACATCAAGGGTTGCTGTTCCTGCTGCATCTGGTGTGTATGAAGTTACTTTTTGAACTATGTTTTTATTAGTTATAGTTTGAATATGGTCTTCAAATACAAAATCATCATTACCTGTTAAAAGAGGGAGTGTAATTGTTCGGTCTGCTGTTAATTCGTTTACTGCTAATATGTATTGATGGTCTGCTGTTGTGTCGTTTATTTGTACTGCGGTAGCAACTATGGAAGCAGCTGTTATTGTCGGGGTTGTTATTGTTGGTGCAGTTAAAGTCTTATTTGTTAGGGTTTGAGTATCATCTACTCCTACAAAACCACTTGTAATACCTACCGCGTATTTTTTAGAAGTTCCGTCTGTACTGTCTGTTGTATCACTTACATCCACTACATAAATTTCATCTAATGCTGCTAAAGTTGTTAACCCTGTAAGGTCGTGTAATTTTGAATCACTCATTGTAAAGCTAACTTATATCCGTTTTGTAAGAGGATATAGTCTCCTATTTGTAAAAGTAAATACCCGTTAGAAAAGTCATTCTGTCCTTCGCTACCCCAATTCGTTGATTTAGAAGTTCCCGAAGTATAGTTTGTAGAATAGGAAGTACCGCCGTTCCAATCAGTTGATTTATGTGTTCCTTTAGTCCAGCTCATACTTAAATTATATCATTTAAGGTCTGGTACTATTTCAATGATTTCAGCTATTAGCCAATTGTCTTTTTTTATTAGCTTTTTAGCGCGTAGAAGGGCATTTGCGGGGTTTTTATCTACTAAACGGATAACAACCTTATCTTCAAGGTTACCTACAGGGTCTTGTTTTGTATATCCTACTATATGTATAGAGTACTTCATTTTTTAGGCTCAACTATGTATAGGTTTGCTTGTATCTGCAGGTCAAGCCCGTATTTCTTCTTCAATAGGTCTATCTCCGCTTTGAATTCCTGCACTCTCTGGTTCAGGTTCTCCTGTTCCCCCTGCAATTCCTTCACTTGTTTCGTTTGTTCCGAAGTCAAAGTCTCCTTTTGGCTCGATATAGGTTCTTCCAAATCCTGCTTCTCCAATTGAGTAATTGTTTCCTGTTTTTTCTTTTTGAACATCTAATTCTCCTAAAATATATACTACAACTTTAGTTAAAGTCTTTAGGTCAACTCCTCGGGCTTCGTCTATTCTTTTAAAGACATCCGCCCAAGTTTCGTGTTCTGATTTAGTTGTGCCTAATATTGTGTCTAAGTTATTCATCTGCAAGTCCTTTCAGTAATTCTTCCTTTTTGTCTTCAATATCAAAATTATCTTCAGGAAGTATTTCTCTCATACCCATTTGTTTATCTAATTCTTCAAGGATTTTTTCATCTTGCGGTCTTACATCCCTTTTAACAGGTGTAGGTTCTGGTAAATCAAGTCCGTGTTCTTGTGATATTCCCCTATAAACCATCTTCATATACTGTCTTCTTTTATCGGGGTCGTTTGTTATGTATTTGTTTCGGATATCAAATTGGTCACGTTCTTGTGGATTCATAGGTTCCCAACCTTTTTTCCTTCGTTTATCGTTTTCAGCATCCGCCGCATCTTGTTCTTCTTTGTTAATCATATAGTCTGCAAATTCACGCATCCACTTCTCTGCGATATACCTCAACATAACTGTTTCCTGTTTAGGTTGAGCCACATAGGTAAACCCTTCCCATACAGTTTGAAAAGCAGTATCTAAGGGATTATAAATTTTTAATTGGTCTAAAGACTTTCGTCTTAATTCACGTCTGATTTTTTCAACTTGTTCCATAAGGTAATTCCTTTAATTAAATATTTATTATTATACACCATTAAAATGTGGGTATAAAACCCTCACTTATAAAACCACCTATTCCTGTACTTCCTCCAACATCTTCTTCTGTTCCCTCTGTTACAAAAGTAGCTGGTGCTGACTGGTTTGCGTATTCTGTTGCTACCCAACCTGCTGTTAATACCCCTGCTATTATTCTACATTCATCTATAACACCATCTGCGTACCAAGTATAAAAAGGTTGTTTCCCTATTCCAAAGTCTGAATTTGCACCAGCACTATGAGAACCACTGCCCGAGTGAATACTGGAACCATCTTTATATAAAACCATAGCACCACCCGTTGAGTTAAATGTTCCTGTATAACTATGAGTGTCCTCCGTATTTACAGTGTCCACGGAAGTATTACCAACTTGAGTCCAGTCCACTTGCCACATTGGTCTTAAACCACCATCATTATTTAAAGTAAATCCTACTGTAGTATTAGGTGGGGAACCTTCAGAAACTGTAAGTATTCTGTGTGTCATAACACTTTCGGGTTTTACCCAACATTGAAAAGACTGACTACCACTTATTATAAGGTTTGTAGGGTCTGAATGTGTAAAATAATTTGGAGTATCCGTCTCAAAATCATAAGCACCCGATGCGGCAGTGCTACCAAACAATCCAGATGTTGAAGTTGGTGCTGATGCACTTGCTGTTAAATCGTAACCATTAGCAGTTGAATCAGTATTATCTGTTAAATGCCACACACCCTCATAATCACTCCAAACTGCGTGAGTTCCATAGGTATCTGTATGTGCATACGCAGTAGCAGTAGCATTTCCATACCATACATAAAAGGTTGTATCATCATCATAATCAACTGTTGGAATTTTAACCCAAACCTCTGCTTTATCGTTTGTGGTATCCCAATTAACTATTTCAAAAGCAAGTTCGGTAGTACCCGCAGAATCAGAAGTAAACCTTAAATCCTGTCCTGCACTTTGAGTATTATCAAATATTGTAGATGGAAAATTAGCCTCAGTTAAAAGTACAGGAAAGTTAGTTAAATCACTTGTTCCACTAACCTTAGTGTTATCTATTGTAAGACTACATTTTTTAGTCCACCCGACGGGAAATGCCATTTATTATCCTTTCGTTGCTTCTAAAAGAAGTTTAGTTTCATTAAGAACTTTGTCATAATCAGCTTGGGTTATAAGTCCTAAGTCTAAATCACTTTTTAAAGACATTAATTCCATTTTTTTAGACTGATATGCTTGTTGTGCTAATTCTTGTGCTGTAGGTGGCGTGGGTTCGGGTGTTGGTTCTGGCGTAGGTTTAGTAGTGTCTATCTCACCTAATTTGGTAGAACTAAATTTTGTACTAACCCCGCTTAATTTATCTATTTCATTTCTTGCTTGTGCTTTTATATCAAAGTTGGGGTTATTACTTACATAGGTTTTACTTACCACGTCTTTCCCGTTTTTATATTCAACCACAAAGGTTAAAACATCATCTGTTATTGTTTTATTTTTTAATTCTGCTGTCCACATATTTTATCTCCTAAATTTCATAACCCGTTACACAAACGTACACGTTCCCAGCACTTGTTGTTATTAAAAGGTCTGCCGCATCTTCACCACTAAACAAAGGTGTGTTAAATGAATGTGATATACCTGAATTCGCAGCCAATTCTGCTTTGAAAACTACACTATCACCTGCTGTTAGGTCATCTTCCAATGTAACCGTAGCCGCCGCACTTACATTTATTATCAGGTCGGTCACATACCATCTTTTTCCTGCTGCGGGACTCCATACAATGCCGTCTGTAACTGCACCAGCATTTGTATAGTATTTTTTAATGTGTAAAGTATTTCCAGCTAATTCGTAATTAGAGGGAATATTAGTAACTAAAATAGCCTTATTAGTAGGGTCTGCTTCTATAGCTACAGGAGTAAGACTATCAGCAGTAGATACAGCAAGTAAAGTTGGAACTCCGTTTTCATCTCTTTTAGCGTTACTCATAGGTTAATTATATCATACTCACGTTTGCATATGAGTACTTTGTTTGCATCTCTATAAAATGAACTTGATATTGTAGCCATATATTTATTATACCACTATCAAAAATCATACTGCAAGACCTGCAGTAACGCAAAGACCCCAGCCGAAGCTGAGGTCAAGCGACTCACCGAAGCGAGTAAGAGAATAATATCCGACAAGATAGGAATTGTCAAATATTAACTTGCCTTAGTAACTGTGATACCTCCGTCAGCATTTGCCTGACCTGTTAGATACCAAGAAGTTCCATCTGAAATCAATTCTACCCAATCACCTACTACTGCCACCCCGTCTGCAAATGTAATAGTGTCTCCGTCTGCATCATAAGGTCCATCATCACCTGTATCAACTTCTAATTCGTTAATTCCCCCTATAATAATGTTTGCACTTCCTCCTGTAACAACTGTATAAGAAGCTCCTGAAGGCGCTGCTTTAACTACAAACTTGTAATTCAATCCTGCTGCCGGACTGGGTAACGTAGTAGCGAATTCAGTCGTAGAATTCAAAAACAATGTATATCCGCTGTATGCAGAACTCAGTGTAGAAGCTGCGGTTAAATCGGCTACTGGTTTAAGTATTCCACCTGTAAATGTAGTAGTACCTGATATTGCGGAAGCTCCTGATATAGTAACTGAACCGCTAATATTCACGTCTTTAGTTGTATTTAATCCCTCGTATTTAACTACGGGAATGTGTTGTTCTAAATATACACTCATTTAATCACCTACTTTCTAATTAAAATAAATTACTTCTGCGCGTCATATTCCTCAACCATAAAATAGTGAGGATGACTTGGCCCATATTCTCTTATATTCTCTACAAAATACCCTTTGTAAACTATTGGTTCGTCTTTCTTAACTTTTTTCACCTCTTCAATTATTTCTTTTTTCTTTCTCGGCATTTATTCACCTCCTTGAAAAGAAAACCCCTCCAAAGAGGGGTTAACTCTTTGCGTCTCCTGAATATTACACCTTTTAAGGTCTTTTCGGGTCATTAACCCTCTCTCGTCAACACGCTATTAAATTTTTAGTCAATTATTAACTTGACGAATCCCATCGTGGAGTCAACTGAGACTTGCTCTCTACCCCAACCAATGTGAACTGGAGCGGCTATGTTTTCAAGGACAGCTGTTACAGAACCTGCAACCTCCCTTGAAGGCATAATTGCCGATTCATCTGCAGCTGTATTTGTCTGATTGTCAAACAAAGCAACTGCATCTCCACCTGATTGAATCCAACCGTAGTAAGAAGCTGACATTGCATATAAAGCAACACCAACTGCACTACCAGTAGGAGTAGTAGGGAATGCGATAACTCCATTGTAACTGTTTTTTCTCACTGAGATATTAGAATCAGAAGCCACTAAGGCTATCTTAATTGGTCTATCTACTATGAAAGTTGCAGTTCCAGCCGCGTCGGTTACAGAATGAGATACGATTCTGAAGTGCTGTCCTATTCCTGTTCCTGACTCAACTACCAACTCACCGCCGTCAAACATATTTGCGGTCGTAGCTGTATTTCCGAGAGTACAAGAAATGGATTTAGAACCGATAGCAGCAGCAGAACTAACTACCATACTTCTAAACTGAGTATCTTCTGCTGGTTCCTGTAACAAGTTTCCCGTTACAAGCGCCGAACTTCCTGCTTTTACGTATCTGTATCTGTTTCCGAATTCATCGTAAGCTAATTGTCCTAACTTGTGCATAGGAACAGAGGACTGTGTATATAAGTCCTGAGCTTCTATTATTGTCGCACTCGCTAATTTAGCCATAATTTTGTACCTTTCAAGCCCACGTTACATTAAGTAACGGTTGCGCTTAAATTAATTAAACTGTTGTTATACCTGTCAACTTACCTTGTCTCCTTGGTTGTGAGCCAACCAGTTGACCGATAACATAGAACCTACCAATCATTCCTGCTTGGTTAGGCATTACCTGCATCTTTTGGAAGAACCAACCTGCATCTGACGGAGCTTTGATTTCTGCCGCCACACCTTCCATCGTCTTACCTGTTAAAGATACTTTTTCAAGTACTCCAGCATATTTTGACGGAACTATATTTCTTCCTCTCCATTCAAGGTATCTTTCGTTAATCATATACCAAACTCCACTTGTACAAGCTTCGTCAGCTATGACTGGAATACCCCTGAATGACAATGCGGTGAATCCTGCGGCGCCTTTCAAGTCGGCTCGGCTTCTTGCGATGCCATTACCTCTTAGCGAAAGTGCTGGATAACCAACGGAAGCATATTCTGCTCTCACGCTTGGTTGCAATAGTCTTTCATACAAATCCCATACTGTTTTGGTAGTAACGTGTAGTGTTGGATATTCTGTTTCAATTCCAGCAGAGCTTATAGCCGACTCTAATGTAGCAAGTTTTGCTAACGTTAAAGTACCGCCAGAGGCAGTTACTGTGGAATTAAGAGCGGAATATGTAGTTCTACTCTGACCACCAAAGGTTGAGGTATTTGTACCGTTATCAACGTGAGCTTCTAACCCTAAAGGTTGATTTGATGCGCCCGTACCGTACATTGCTGTACCAAGCGACTGAACGCTCTCTGCTACTGCTTCTTCAAGTTTGAAAACGTCTAAATCAATAGACTGTTCTGGACCTGAATTAGCAAAAGACTCAAGCATTACAGAAACCACTGGTTGAGCAAATGCGGTATGTGCAAAGGACAACTCAATAAGAGTATCTGATGCTGCACTTGACAATGTTTCTAATCCTGCAAAGTATTCTCCCAAACCCGAATCGGTAATTTTTACAGGAATATCGAATGTCTTCCCGTTAAAAGGCTTACCATTTCCCATTAAACGAGCCATTAATGTTCTTGAATTAAGAACATTATCTACAACTTTCTTGTAGAGTTTTCTCTCGGTTGTTGGGTTGATACGAGCATTAGGGTTTATACCTGCTGGTGTTATACCTTGTGCCATATTTGTTTTTCCTTTCAAAAACTAAATAAATAAACAAAAATCCCCACCACTAAAGGTGAGGATAAATTCCTATCTTATGTAATTATCTAATAAATTTAATTGCAAGTCAAATTATCCGATTAATTCCTCAAAACCTCTTGCATTATGCAATTGGTCGTAAGATATGTCTTCTTCTTCACCTGCTGTCGGTATACTACCACCTGAAACAGGTGCGTTTGTTCCTGCTGGTTTAGTTGGTTTGTAGTATCTACTGTAAATGTGAACCACATCAGTAATTGGTGGGAGTCCTTGCTTTTCTCTTTCAAGTGATACCTCATACATTTTTTCAAATATCTCTGCCTGTGCTTTTAATCCTGGGTCTGTTCTTTCTGCTTTAGTCAGTACCCTACCTTCGTCTAATTTAGCCTTAATTTCAGGTGCTATTTCTGGTATCAAACCTTCTTCCCGTAAATAGTCTAACTGTGTATCCCATTCGGTGTTTATTTGTGCTTCACGTTCCTGCATAATTGCTAACTCTTGTCTTTGTGCTTCGTATTGTTCTTTTTGTAGTTCCTGTCTTTTATAGTCTTGATATTCTAAGGAAGCGTCTATAACTTCTTTCCAATCCTTAGGTGCTTCTTCACCTCTTGCTTCCCAAGGGAACTTGTAACCTGCTTCTTCTGCGACTTCTTTTTCCTGTTCGGTCATTCCTAACGCTTTCAATATCTCTTGCTTTGTTTCCTCTTTGGTTTTGGTTTTAACTTCTTCTACTATTTCTTCCAAAGGTATCTCTGGCTCTTGGGGTTCTTCTTTAGGTGTTTCTTCGTTCAAAACGGTATCCTCTTGAGGTTTTTCTTCAGAAGTTTGGGTATCTATGGGTTCTTCCTTAAAATCGGTATCACCGAGAAATGATTTAACTGTTTCGCTAACGACCTCATTAGACTCGTCAGCTGATTTTTCTTCTATAGGGGTATCTTGAATTAAATTATCCATAATTATTATATTTTACTACAATAGAATTTGAAATACAATAAAGGACTATTTTCTTTTTACTAATTCTTTAAGTTTCTTTTTTCCAGCATCTACTTTCTGTTGTCTTACTAAAGGTTCAAAAGGACTTTTAGCTTTATTTTCTATTGCTTTCTTATCTGCTTTTTCTTTTATCTTTTTACCTAATAAACCACCAGCAGATACTGCACCTCCTATTGCATATTTTCCATATTTTTTAACGCCTTTTTCTGCTTTTTCCATTATGTTATCTGTATCAATAGTAATTTTCATAGTTATATTATATCACCTTCTATTTTATCCTCTCTGCTTCTTTATTATATCTATTTAAAATATCTTTAATATTTATTCCTTTATCAATAACAATAGCATCACCTATTGGGACAGAATTAGTACCACCACCAAGTTTAGTTTTTTCAATAACTATTTCATAATCAGGAAAGTATTTCTTAATAGTTTCTATTTGTTTTGGATTAAGGTCAATTTTATTTTCAATAAGAAGTGATTTCACACCTGTTTGTTTATTTTCAGTAACAAGCGCTCTTAATAACCCTTTTTCCATAGCTTCGTTTGCATCTAAATTCATTCTATCTAATTCCATAGCGTGAGCCCCCATTACACCACCGCCTACTTTTCTTAAAGAATAAGGAGTACCGTCTGGACTAATATAACGAATTTGGTTTTTTCCTTCATTTATTTCCCCACCTATATTTGATATTGGTTTTAACTTTGATTTCAATACTTCATCTATACCCCCTACTTTGTTTTCTACTAACGGTTTCCACACGTCGCTTCCTTTTTCTTTATATTCTAAATATTTAGGTGGCACTATTTCATTTACCCACCCTTGGTCGTCAAACTCATCATAACTTGTTGGAAGTTTATTCTTATTTATTCTAATCATTACTTCATCGGGCGAACCATAACCACCTGTCATTTTTTCAGAAGGAGCAAAGTAAACACCTTTACCATACTGACCTCTTGCTGGTTTTAATCCTTCGTCTTTTATATTTTCTAACGCCTTTTTTGATGTTGTGTGATATCTAAATTCATTACTTGCTTCTTTTGCTGTATTACGAACACCTTGTATCATTGCGGTAAGGTCTTTGCCTGCGTTTTTAATGTTTTGTGCTCTTGCAATATCATCTAACCCACTTGCACCAGAGGGTGTTGTTGTAGGAGTAGCCATATCCATTACTGCCATCATATTTGTATTCATTGAAAGTTTTTTTTCTTCTTCGGTAAGCGGTTCGTTATTCATTACTTTTTTATTTATCGCAATTAGTTTATCTGTTTCTTCAGGTGTACCTAACAATATTCTTTTAGCCATTTTTCCTATTATATTTCCTAATTGAGCGGCAGGAATAAATTTCTCATATCCTCTCATTTCAGGGTCGTTCTCTGCATATTCTCTTATAGGTCTAACTGTCGCCGCTACTTCATGTAATATAGGAATAAAAGCAGGGGCTTGAACACTACTTAAACGGACTTTCTGTTCTTCGGGGGTTTCTTTTATTACTACTAACTTACCTTCTGAATTTTTAACTATTTTATATCCCACTTTGAGTTTCACCCGTAGGTTCTTCACCCGTAGGCATTGCTTGGGCTTCAGGACTTAGCAGGGGTCCTTCCAACGGCATTTGAGGTAGTTCCTGTGCCATTTGTTCTACAGACCTACCTTCTATATACTGTTGAAAATACATCTGCGGTTGGGTTTGGAATAACATCAATGCTTTGGCTCTACCTTCTGGGTCTGATGCTTCAATATCCCTGAAGAATGTTACAGGGTCTATCATAGCCATTCCAACTAATTGAAATGCTTCCGATTTTCGTCTTAACTTATCAACCGATGAAGCTGATACCTCTACTTCCATTCCATCTTCTATCATATCTCTATTTATCTTTTGGAATACCATCTGTCCTTCTTTACCGAGTATCTTTTCAAAATGAGTTTCTGTATAAAAGAGTTTCATCATTTGCATAGCCCAGTCAGACATCCATTCTGCAGCGGCATTTATAGTATCCTCTACTTCATCATCAATCCTTGTATAGTCAGACTCTTTGTATAATTGAGTTTGAGTAGCTGTATTTTCACCTGCCGTTATTCCTCTCAAAGCGGTATTAGTACCCATTTTAGTAAATACTCTTTCCCTATTCATTTGTTGGTCTTGGAATAAAGCTGAAGTAGGTTGTGAACCTGGAATAAATGTATGTACTTGGTTTAGGTTTCCGTCTATTAAAATATCTGAATTCGGGTCTGCCATATCTATTTGAGCAACATCTTCCGCGTTCAGCCCGCTTTCAGTTGAGAATACGTGCTTACCTTTGGCTAAGTTTGCCAATTCTGTTATCTGTTTACCCCTTATATTAATGTTATCTTGTAACCATACAGACTGTTCAATTCTTGAAGTTTCATCATAAACCATTGTTCCAATACCCTCGTGAGCCATAAACTTAAATGGTTTTCTTGGACTTGTGAAATGATTATGATAAATCCTCTCTTGTGTAACATTCAAAGGTTCACCCATAAGAAGCGAGTTTCTTAATTCCCCCTCATCTATAGGTCTTTTTCCTTTAGTTTCTACATCATAAGTATAAAGTTTAGTTTCACCATCCCAATCCCAGTAAGGATTTTTTATCTTATCAAATACTACTTTTCCGTATTTCCAAGCTGTTCCCTCAAGTCTTACCCATTTGTCGTTTTCTTTTTTATACCAAGTAAACCATATTTCCTCTATTTTTAGTTTTGTAGCGAGTTTCTTTTCACTTGGTTCTATATCTTGGTCCCACTTTAATTCATTGAATAAAGCTTCTTTCTTATTCGGCCACCTCATTAATATTTCTTTAACAGTTAATTCGTATGTATGGCAAATCCAATTCAAATCATCTTCATTTATCGCTGTGTGGTCTATTTCTATATTCTTTGGGTGTATAACATCAAACCTATAATCACCATCTCTACCTGCCTCTGCGTCCCATCTTGCCTTTAAGATACCTGTAAAGTAAATAGGTCTATGTAAATAAGCAGTACCTAATACAATTCGTGTTTCTCTTTTTCTAAACCTATTATTTAGCACTTCTGTTAATTCCTCTGCTACTTTTCTTGACTCCTCTGAGTCGTTGCCTGGTTTAACTATCATTTCAGGAACCCTACTTACTGCAACGGCTTTCAGTGTTCCCTCTGCCTCAAAGATGACGTTATCTAAATAACGGGCATTGTATTTTTTAAATTCTTTATTCTTTTCAGCTAATTCTATCTGTTTACCTAAATAATAGTCTTCGTTTCTTTTTCTTCTTTCTTTTAATTGAAGACCGTCAAAATATGTTCTCGACTTATCAATAAGCGAGTCCATTACCTCAACAAAATTACTATCGTCAAGGTCAAGTTTTAATGGGTCTAATATCGATATTTCTTTTTTATTCTCGTCCATAGTTTAATTATATCATTACAGGTGTGAGCTATATTGCCCATTTGTAGTAATTACTTTAATCGCTTTGCCTACTATTTTACCTTTTTGTTTACAATCAGGACATTTATCTGTTTTTGAAGCAATTATTTTCTTACATTTAAAACAATAAATATTATTCATCTAATAATTGATGTACTGCATCTTGAAAGACAATTTTTCTTCCACATTGAGGATTTTTACACTGTATTTGAATAGGATAAGGTTCGGGACTTTCCCCTGGTATTTCAGCAACTAAATCACCTTTGTACTGTGCAATAGGTGTACGACAGTCAGGACAATGATATATTCGCCAATTATCATCTTCTGTTGGAACAATCCAAATAGTATAAATTCGCTTTGCTGGTCGCATTTTAAGGGTTTCTAAATTAAGTTTTTTATTATGAATAGGTTCTTTTTTTCGGTAAGTGTAAGTTGTGTATTCAAACATATAAGTAATTATACTATATAAACAAACAACCCCCTATGCGCCAGGGGTTGTAAGTATTAATTTTCTCTCGAGGTACTCACACTATAATTATACATCATTTTACAAGGTACGCCAATCCTTACTTTTTTCTGCTTTAGCTTTTTCAAATGCAGTTAAGTCTAATTCGTGTATAGGTGGTTTTAATATATTCTTTCTTTCAGGTTCACTAAACGCACCTAACCTCGTATTAATAAATTTAACATCTGATAATCCGTAAGTAAGTGCATCGTATAAGTGGTCTTCAAGGGAACTATCCACATCCTCTACTTTATAAGGGTCATAAACAAGTAAAGGTAGAGTACGAATTAAATGTTCGCAGTTTTCTGTAACTAACATATAAGGAAGTCCATCAGGAGCTATCGATAACCAATTATGAAGCGTTGCTACTCTACCTAACCTATTTTTAGTCCCTGGTTTTAATGTTAACCAATGTCTTTTAGCAAGACTATCCCATTCTTCTTCCATTAACTTAGCGATAGGTTTACTTCCATCAGTCTGATTGTTAAACATAGCACTATCACCTACACCATCTTTGAATGACTTTACAGGTGAGCTTTCATAGATGATTTTAGCCCATTCTTTAGGGTGTTTGAACTTTCCATAGTATTCTCTATAAACAATAATACGATTAAATACAACCCCTTTATAATTTTCTTGTACTAAAGCACCTAATATACAAGCAAATGCACCCTCGTGGTTTTCATTTCCTGAATATCCCCAGTCAATCCACATAAAATGAGGAAGGTCTGACCTTGGTATTACTCTATTACAAACGTGCAATTCTCTGCGCCACTCTGCAAACACTTGGCCTGCAAATACATCCCAATCACCCTCTAAATAAGCTCTCTGCAAGTCTTTAGGTAAATCCTTTAATCGTCTTATATAGTCAGGGTCGGCTCTCATTAAAGCTTTGTTATCCCAAACTTTAGCTTGAACAAATCCAAAATCATTAGGGTTTTCGTTATCTTGAAACCGTCTGTCTATAAATAATCGTTTAACCCAACCATGACCTATACCGCCTGGATTACCTGTAAGAAACATTGAAACCTTACCACCTTTATCTGTAAACTCTTTATTGGAAGTTCTATTAGATGACCTTAGTATCTTAAATACCGTTTCTTCGTGTTGAGTTATTTCATCTATCGAAGTGTCCTCGTACTCCCTGCCTTGATAAGTATAGACATCCATCGCTGAACCTAAATGCGAAAACTCTGTTATAGAACCATTTGGATAATATATTGCTTTTTCACTTGCTCTATACCAATCAAATGTAAAAGGATATTCTACAAAGAATTGTCTTATATGGTTTGATAGTAATTCAGGATAGGTTTTTCTAACAATTAAACCTTTTGTATTATCGTATTTTAACCTGCGAGATATTTCCCTTGCTCTAACAAGATAAGACTTTCCCCCACCTTTAGCACCACCATAGAATAATACTGGTGTTTCCCACGATTTCTTTAATGCTTCTTTTTGTTTTGGTTGTAATGTTATATCTACTTTCATTCATAATCGTGAAATATAACCTCTATCTTCCCATCGCCTTTTACTTCCATTCCTTTTTCTTTTTTGGCAAATTTCTCTGGTTCTGTTCTTTCTAAATACCAAGCTTTAGCCTGCCAACTCTTATCTCTTATTATTTGGTTACATAAGGTTTGAGTTCTAGTAGCCTTTGCCTTTTTTATAGCCTCTACAAACTCTACATGGTAGTTAGGGTTTAATGTTTTTTTATCGCTTTCGTACTCTCTTTGCCAATCATAAAAGGTACTTTCGCCAATTCCTGCGTTATTTGCCGCATCTACATCTAATGCTCCTAAAGATATATTCTTAACTATTAATTCTAATATTTCCTGGCTATATTTCATTTTCCTAAATAGTCCGCGCAAATTAATTCAATACTTCTTTCATTTGTTTCTCCTACTTCGTTTATAGCGTCTATTACTACTTCGTATTGCTCTGGCTTAAAATGTAAAGATAATGTTTTAAATTCTGAATCGTCTAGGTCGTGTTCTTGATATTGGTCAAAATCAAATTCCGAGATATCTTTCATTTCTCCTATTTCTTCCATAGTATAAGGAAGTTCTAAACCACCTTCTATAATTTCCATTGCAAGGTAGGCTTCTTCTACTCTATTAAAAGGTACTTGTTGTTGAAACCATATAGTAAGAGCCTTTGCCTTCAAGTCTTCTACTTGCCCGAAATCGTATATTAAGACATCTTTAAAGTCTGCTTCTAAACAACCTAAATATCTTTGCTCCCCATCTATAATTTCATATCCGTTATTATCTCTTACAAATATAGGAAGTAGCTGGCCGTTTTCCTTTATGGAATGTTTAACTTTCTCTAACTCCTTAGTATCTTTGTTCTTTGGATTCCAAGTATTAGGTCTTACTTCTTTTATTGAAACTGTTTTTAATTTTGATTTATCAAAGGTTATTCCCATTTAATACCTCTTTTCTCCCAAATTAAGGTGGCTTCTTTAGCCTTATCTAAAATAGTTTTAATTAAATACGCTTGTCTTTGCTTATCTGACTGTTTTTTTCTTTTAAATAGTTTAACATCTTTAGACTCGTCGGTCATATTGTTATTTTTATAAAAAATACTACATTTCAACCAAGAGGTAGCATCCGATGAATAAAAAGGGTACTTATTCCATAGGTCGAAGGCGTTAACTCCAAAAGCGTGGGTTTTACATCTATCTTTGATAATTGAAAAACAGGTATCTAACCAAGAGGTCATTAAATTTTTTCTCTTAGCTAAAGGAACTAAACCTCCTAAACCAATATAGTTATATTTTTCTACCATTTCCTTTAAATCATCTAAAGGAGCTTTATAATGAAAAACAGGAAGAGGTTTTAAACCTTTACTTTCCATATAAAGTAAATTTTCTTTAGTAGCTACCGAGTTTCCTATAACATCTAATACGCAGTAAACTCCGAATAATTCTTCGTTCTCTTTAAGGTAATTAATATATTTATCTATATCTATTTCTATTCCCTTTGTAAAAGCAGAATACGCTCCGCTATCTACGAATAGTTTTTTCTTATGCTTTAATTTTTCGATACCTTTCTTATCATTTACATAAGATAAAAGTATTTCGGTTTCATCTGTTATTAAACTTTCTTCTTTTAATCCTGCAAAATATACTTTCATAATAACGATTTAAGATAAGATACCTTTTTCCCTAACGGTAATCCCTCTCCGAACTCCTTACTAGGTGATTTAGTTAAAACTGACTTATATATACTCCCGCCTATAAATACATAATCATCTGGCGGTTCTATTTTAGGTAAATCCTTTTTCTTCATATCTTTAAAACTTTGGTTATAGTAACTTATTTTATCGGTATCCTTTATCAGCCCGTATTTAGCCGAAAGGATATAAATATCCATTTCTGGATAAAAACGCCTTAAAACCGAGTAGGAAACCCTAAAAAGCGTACTTTTCCAGTATAGTTCCCTTGCAGGTACGTTATTTAACTTATACTTACCCTTAGTACAGGATATTATTCCTATCATTTAGTTACCTGATTTAAGTATTTTAAGGCTTCTACCCATTCCTCTACTGTTAAGAGAGAGTCCTTAATACCATTTTTTACAAAAGCTTCTGTTCTTTCTACGCAAGTTCCGCATTTTAAACAAGGTCTTTCATTACCTTTATAACAAGACCAAGTTAGATAATAAGGAACTCCTAATGTTATTCCCTCTGCTACTATATCTGCTTTAGTTTTATCTAAATAGGGGGCTTCTATAATAGTTTCCCCTAAACCCTCGGTAGCTGATTTTAAAGCTTTGTTTAATTTTTCTACGAACTCTGGTCTGCAGTCGGGATAAATAAAATGGTCTCCGGTATGGGCACCAAACATAATTTTATCTGCTTTTTCTGATATAGCGTACCCATAAGCAATAGAAAGCATTATCGCATTTCTATTAGGAACTACCGTCGACTTCATATTATCCTCAGCATAATGACCTTCTGGTATTTCTTCCGAAGAAGTTAAAGAAGAATTAAGCAATTTCTTTACTCCCGATATATCTACTACTTTATAATCAATTTCTAATTCTTGGCATAACTGAGAAGCGAATGCTAACTCTTTACTATGCTTCTGCCCATAATTAAAACCCAATGCCTTAACATCTTTTGTTTCTGATAAAGCTTTATATAAGACGGTAGTACTATCCATACCACCTGAAAGTATTACTATTGTTTTCATATTTTAAAGAGGGGTTGGCTACTTGGTAATATAACCAACCCGCGTTGAACTACATTTCTACGCCTTCTCGTTGTTTGGCAAGATAAATACTTGGAATAGTCGCTATAGCGATTACGCCTTTAATAATTATCTGCCCGAGAACCATAGACCATAGAACTGACCAAGGAAGAATACCAGCGAACGCAATTATTACGAAGATAATTGAATCAATAGGAACGGAAAATAGGTTCGAGAATAAAACCCGACCCCACTGATGTTTTTGAGTTATCTTGTTGTAATAAAAGCTATATGCTTCCGTATCTATAAGTTCCGATACAACTTCAGCGGCAATAGACGCAAGGACGATTCGCCATACAAACGAAAAGACCGCGCTAAATTGCTCTTGAAGTGGCCAGGACGCTGACGGTTGTAGACTTACAATGAATTGGAGATACAAAACCATTAAGATATTGATTACCCCCGCCGAAATGACGACGGCTCTCGCAACCTTTTTACCGAATGATTTATGTATCAAATCGCGCAGGGTAAAGGTGATAGGATATACAAAAGTCCCGCCTGCAAGGGCAAGACCTGCAAACATCGCAACCTTTATGGCGCTTATATCCGCTAACATTTGAGCGGCAATATAACCTGCAATCGCCAATAGACCAACCAGAAATCCTTTGTTTTGCATTTTAGTCTCCTTTTGTACTAAATTTTTGGAACTGTTAGTCAATTCTTATTTCGCCTCCTTTCTATTTTCTAAATTATTTAACTTCTCCTCTATTAATGAAATATCGCCTTCAAATTGAAGTACGTTGGCCTCTCTTTTTCTTATTTCACTTACTAAGTTCATATCATCTGTTTTTCCTGATTTTAGTCTTTCTCTTTTTAACGCGCTTAAAAAAACATCATTCTCTGTAGCCGCGGCTATAGTTCTCTCTCTTAATTGTTCTAAAGTTTCTAATTGTATTTCTTTATATGTTTTCATTTTGACTTACTTCTATTTTCCCACCCGTCTAAATCCTTCCAAACATATTTAGACTTCTTAATTTCTTCTTTAGTTGCATTTAAACCCTTTGTTCCGTGAGCTTCGATATACTCTTTGCTTAACTCACCTTGTCTGTAAGGTTGAAGTGTAGCGTTAAAATATTCTTTCCTTTCTTCTTTTACACTTTCAGGCACCATCTCTAACGGAGCGCTCGGGTTAAAGTAAGCCGAACACACCCATTTCCCACCAACGTAGTTCCAAGCCCAATCATCGTGTTCTTCGCCACATGCATAACAAAATTGCTTCATAATAAATCATCTAAAGTTTCTTCCATTGCTTTTATAGTACCTTCTCTTCTTGTTCCTTTTAATTCAATGTCAGTCGGGGTGAGTTTTGGTATAGCACCAATAACGTGTTTTCTCTTTATTATTTTTGGAAGTTTTAAGTTAATAGGCTTATCTGCAAATTGAGAACCTACGTATAAACCTAAACACATACTAAGAATTGAAAATACCCAAGTTAGAATAGTTACTATAATAAGTTCCATAATTATATTTTATCATCTTTCTTTGGATTATCCAAAATTATCCACTTACATTTTGAACATTGTGTAAAAGTTTTACCTCTTAAAGCCATAGCTTCTATTTCTGCCATCTTCCAACTACCAAAGGCTATTTTATGTTTAGCACAAGGTTTTTTCTTCATTTTCTTACCCTAACCTTAATAAATTGATTTACTATGTAATGGTTGGGGTTTTTCATTTTCTTTAATTCATTAAAACAATCCGAACATACATTTACCCTACCACCTGACCAATAATAAGGAATAACTTTCTTTTCTAAATGTTCAAATGAATGCCAAGTATTTTCATAGTAAAACATTGACCTGCCTATTCCTATGGTACATATATCACACTTATTAGGCATTATTACTTTACTTATATCTTGTTTATTTCCTTTAGTGTTGGGCATCTCATTAACCAGTCTGTCGGGGGTGTCCTACAGGCAGGTAAATCAAACCCTAACACGCCAAGCTTCTATATTTCCGTACTTCCTACCCCATGCTACAGCGCATTTATGAGAACAAAATTGCTGTTTACGATTCTTAGGTTCAAAGAATGCTCCGCAGTTTTTACATTTCTTCTTTTCAAATGGCATATATCCAAGCCTTTACTATGAAATAAATACAAACCAAAGATGCTAAAACTACTAATATCTCGCAGATATTTTCTTGTATAAGCCATTTAAGTTCACGATACCATTTATCGTAATGTCTCATTTTATTAACATCCATAAACTAAATACAATCACAGCAGTTAAAAATCCTAAACAACCACACCCTACTATAAAAGAACCTTTTTGGTGGTATATAGTCATTTGTTTTGCTCCCCATATACTTGAGGTTAGGAGGTGGTCTGTTAGGTCTTTATTTCCTTTTTTCATTTAGTTCCTTTCTCCCTTTGTTGGGATAAATATTGTCTAGTAAGTTCGTGCATTTCTTCTACTGTTAAAAAGTACTCTCTGTTCTTTCCATATACCTTTTCCTTGTGCATTGCATAAATATTCATCTGTGCAAGGTTTTCAAGTACAGCTTCCTCTTGTACTTGGGTTAGTTTATTCGTATACCACACCCATATTTTATTCCTTAACCCATCGTTAGGGTCGTCTTTATAAAGGTTTATTAGTGCGTCAAGTTCTTTTATTTGTTCTTCTATCATTTATTTCCTTTCTTAACAACTTAAAACTATGTTCATTCTAAAGGTACATTAAACCTTTCTTTAATTATATCTCTCAAATTATCTAACTCTTTTTTTGTTACTTCTTTGAAATCCCATTTATCCCTAAAACTATTCCAGCTTTTTTTGTTAGTAAAAAACCTTATTTCCTCTATGGAGTAGTCATTTCCCTTACTATAAACTTCCACTCTACCACCAACATATCCTTCGTAAGAATTATTTAATACCCCTTCTTCTACAAATGATAACCAAAAAATATCTATTACAGTATCTTTTAAAACTTCATATAGCTCACTATGCTTATCTTCAAAATACTCTAATAATTTACTACTAAGTTTTATATGTACTTTGTTATGACATTTTCTGCATAGTGTTATGCAATTCTTTTTAATAGACCTACCACCTAACTTTAGTGGCACAATGTGGTGAAGAAATAACTCACTGTCTTTTACACCACACAACTCGCAGTAATTTTTCTTAAAGTTTCTATTTATTGCCCTGTTCTGCTCTCTCCTACGAAAGTTTTTTGGGTTGTATTTATTACCAACCTTCATTTTTACACCAAAATTACTAACAGTATCCCCACTAACTCTATTACCCTTACAAGCACATTCTCGTGAACAATATATCCTTTTGCTTCTATAAGTTTTAAATTGTTTTTTACATATCGGACAAGTTTTAATCATTCTTTATTTTCCTTTTGCCAACAATCCTGTATCATTTCCCTTTGTTGCTATAAACAGCATCTTTGCGAAATTAAAAACTAAGTAGGTGTGGTAAGGATTTGTATTATTCCGACACCCATCACCAGATGCCAAGATGGGAATTGAACCCACAGGTAGCAGATTTTAGTCACCTTACATAGCTTTTTCCACAAACCGCCTTATTGAAGTGGCTCATTTTAGCGTCTACCTATTCCGCCACACACCTATTTAATTTTCAACGATTCCACATAACCTGTCTTTAACGTGGTATATAGTCATTTAGATACCCTTTTCCAAACGACACCGTTAGATATAAATACGAGTTTTCCGTATATGTCTTTATAGACACCGTCTTTTAATGTTTTTTTAACCTTATCTTTTTTATCTTTCTTTTTCATTTACTTAACCTCACTTTCAACTTCTTTTATTGCTCTATCAAAATCACTTCTTAAAATATAATCAGGTTTGTCGTGTGGCATAATGGTAGGTACTTTGCTCATAATTGAAAGTATTGTATTTTTTACAGCTTCTTCTCTTTCTTGTTGTATTAGGTTAGATAGTAGTTTTACTACAGCTTCTTTTCCTACTATGTTTACAGCAGAATATTCTGGGGAACTTCTTATATCTGGAACTGTGTTAGATACTGTTGATGATTGTGCCACATTCACCTTATATTTTGTTTCTTCAATAAAAAGCATATCTAATATTTCTTCTATTTTCTCTTTCATTTAGTTTCCTTTCTCTGTGGAATATATTTTTCACACAAACTTGCAAACTCTTTGTTAGCCATCCTATGTGTCTTTCCGCTTCTTAAGTTAAAATAAAAGTTTTCTCTATAAAAATGTCTAACATCATTTATTATCTCTCTGGCGTCTGTTCTTTTTATTATTATTTCTTTTACTTCTTTCATTTGTATTTTTCGTACATATCTTTTCTGATACGCTGATTAAATAAAGCACCCTTATATTTCTTGGTAAGAATAACGTATTTACCAATGTCTTCTTTTTTGGTAGGTGTTAAATAATTAACCCATATCTTTTCGTACCACTTAAGTCCTGGTATTTCCCATTTCATTTTTTAATTCCTCAACTTTCTCCTCAAGCTCTTGGATAGTCCAATGCTTTGAGGTAACTTTTTTTAACTCCCTTAAATACTCTTTATCTTCCTTTCTGTATTTCCCCATCCAATCATTATCTGATTCCCAATTAAGAAACCAACCGCCTGAATTATCCTGTACTATCTCCTGCGCCCCACCAAATGTATGATGATAGCTACAAACTTTTAATCGGTTTCTTAAATCCCATCTTAATAGCTTGTTCTTTCTACCTATTATGTGGTGGTTATCAAGTTTAGTATATCTAACTCTCTTGGCGAGAGGTAAGGTATTGCATATTTCACAATATCTTGGGCCATCTGCCTCCCGCCATAACTTATCAAGTTTAGCTTCCAATGTGCTTCTTTTACTCATCAAGGTCGCCTAAATCATCTAAATTAAGGTCATCACCTAATTCCTTTGATATTTCTTCCATATCAACCGCTTCTTCTTTACTGAAAGGGTCTGCACCTTTAAACAAAGCATCTAAATTAACATCAGCATCTTTATATGCTTTCTTAACTTCATCTGATAATTTCTCTTTGGGTTCAGGCATTACCGAGTATTCTACATCTGTTGGATTAGTACCTGTCCTTGTCTTTGTGATTATAATGTCAAATGTAGTTACATCACCCCACGATTTACTTAATGATAATGCTTCAAGTGAGTTAATAATTCCTACCTGTTTTACTTCAAGTATCTGTATCTTTCCTACGTTGTAATTCCATACAACCATAGCGGCGAAACCTTTCATTGCTCCACGCTGTAAGTTAGTTAACTCGTCCCAAGTCTTAACTCTAACAGGTTTTCCGCCCTTACCTGCCATTTCGTTCTTAGGAACTAAATTACCTTCTGCATCTTCCCAATAAACATATCCTGTTATTGGTTTCTCAAGAATACGGATTTTATTCTGTCCGTCTTCAAACTTCATATAATTGCCTGTCTGTGCTTCCGAAAACCTGTCTGGTGTGAACATATTAAACCTCCTGGCTAATAGCCAATTAAATAAAACACCATTAAAAACTCTCTACTGCTTCCTTTCCGTCAATAAGACTTTTAACTGCCGACCATTTATACCAAGCTACCTTTCCAGCAGTTCTAAGGATAGCCATTTTTTCGTACATTCCGTTCTCATTTAGTAAAATAGTTACCTGTGCTTCCCTTAGTGGTTGGTTTCCTAAATTACCAACTTCGGCAGAAAACATCATACGAGCCTTTTCTAACTCGTACTCTACTTCATACTTATCCCTTTCCTGTGTTGCTTTTACTAATTCGTCTGTTAGTTCTTTTAATTTTCCAGCTAAATCGCTCATATTGTTTTCCTCTATATTATATATTAATTATATATAAAAATAAATACTTTTGTGGTAGCCGACTGGGAATGGCTACCACTCCCAGCCGACTTGTTAGTTACTTAAAACACTTTAAATAACTACCATTTTTGTACCCGTTCCAAGGGTCAAAATTCCCTTGTCCGTCTCCTTCTGTTCCATCTGCCCTATCCCATATCCTGTAAGCTACTTCTAAGTTCTTGTCTATACTTAATAACAAGTCTGCTGATGTGTACCCCATTTCTTTTATCATATCTTTATGAATAGGGTAATTTATTTGTGCCACACCCAAATCACCTGTTTTACTTACTGCGTATTGGTCAAGTCCCGACTCACCACAGTCAAATATTGCTATGGCTAACATTGAAGTCTTGTAGTCGCCCCACATTTGGACTATTTTTTGCTCGGTTGTTGATAAGTCTTCGTATGGGGTTCCGACTACTACTATTTCCTTAATAGGTTCAGGCGCTTCTATTTCCTCAACCCTATAAGGTAATTGGAATTGTAAGCTTTGCTTCACTATTCTTTGCTTGACTATTTGATGTCCAGCACCCCAATCCGCCACCTTTTTAGTAGCTGTTGCTACACCAATTATCAGTAAAGCTATTCCGAATAACACACCAGCACTTATTAAGTTAAAGTCTGTGTGTTTTTCTTGCTTTGGTTTTTTTATTTCTATTTGTTCCATCTTTTTTCACCGCCTTTCTATGTAAAATAATTACTTTTCTTGCTTTCTCTAATGCTGGTAATAATTCTTCTATATCTTTAACCTTAAACTTCTCAGGGTTCTCTACTATTAGGTCTATCATTTTGTTTAGTGCTTCTAATTCTTTCATTCAATCCCTCCTGAAATTAATATTATTAATATCAACAAGGCACATATTCCTAAGACGAAATTAAATGAAAACAACCAAATCAAAACTATTGTTAGAAGTAACCCACTTGCTATACAACTAATCATTATTTTCTCTCCATTCATCAACATAATAACCTGCTATCTCTCTCCAATTAACTACATCTAAAGAAGCTGTTAAAAGGTCGTCAAATAATCCAAAGTTCATTTTATGCTCTCGGTCTCTTAATTCCTCAATTAAACCCTTAATCACATCAGCAACTTCGTAGTCTTCACTATCATTTTTAAGAGAGTTATCAACTTCCTCTCTAACCATGTCGTAAATACCCTCATCATTTGAAATCCAAGTGTTAGTACACCAAGTTTCATAATTACTCCAACCGCTATATGTTTTTTCCATTTACTTATCCTCGCTTTCATCAACCTCTGTACTTTCCCAACTATTGTCTATGTCATAATCGGTTTCTCTTAAATCCTGTATAAACTTATCAACATCACCGTTAACCTTTAGAAAAGAGTGTACGAATACCTTTAATGCGTTTCTATTTGTCATTCTTCCCATTACTGCCATACCTAACCAATCAAATACCCTGTATCTTGCTACACCTAAATCAAAGTTAATTTGAAACAAGTCGTTTTGTTCAGCACCAAAAAAGTCTGCTGTTGCTAATATAGTTTCCCTGTCATTGCTGTCTAAAGTATTAGCAACTCCTGTGTGTCTTTTGTCTTTGCTCTTTAATTTCATTATTGAGTTCCAAGTATTTTGATTCATTTTGCTACTACCTTTCCTTTTTTAACTGTATGCAACCCATCTTTTTCAACAAACTCTTTTGTGTATTCTTTAACTCTGCCAACTAACAATGCGTTCAAAATATCTCTTAAAGCCATTGCTTGTTTTAATTCTTCTTCGTTCAAGTGGTTTCCATTAATTAATTGTTTTACTATTTGTTCGTATGTCATTGTTAAATCCTTTCAGTTAAACTAACTACTAACTTACTTAATCCAAACCAACCTTTTTTCTGTAACTTTAATGCTAACTTTATAAGTGTGTGGTATATCATTTATCTATCCTCCTCAAAAGAACTATCTACACCTGCATCTGCAAACCATTTATCTTCACTTGTTTCACCATCCCAATTTTCTACTGTATGTTCTGGTCCTTCCCCACTTCCGTATAGTTCTTCGTTCATCTCATCTTCAAATGCTTTAGCCTCATCGTGTAGGTCGTCTGTAACCTCACCTCTTACGTGGTCACATCTATAACATTCACCGACCTCGTCTATGAAGTCTGCGTCTTCTTTGTTGGTGTATATTGTCCCGCAAGTAGGACACTTGTGTTCTGTAAAGAGAAATTTATTAAACTCTTGCTGTTTTTTGATACAGTCTAATGTATCCTGACAAGCCTTAATGGCTGTGTCGAGTTTGCTTAGTTTTTGGTTTTTCATATTAAACCTTTCTAACTATTTACTAAATATATTATATATATAATTATATAGAATGTCAATAGTCTATTTTTCTGCGAGTTTTTCCTTGATTTTATTAGAAATCCACGCAGATAATGAAACACCCTCAAGGGCGAGTTTTGACTTAATTTCTTTGAGCAGGTCTTCGTCTATGAATATGGTTGTAATTTTTTTCATATTAATATTATATAATAATTATTTAAGAATATCAAACCCTCAATATTGTTTTAATCAAATCGTGCATATCCCTACTATAAATTACTCCTGCTGGTGGGAACTTGTAATTCCATTCAGGCGCGGGTTTTAGTTTCTTCCATAAGTCCTGATAACTTAAAGCGCCGAGTATATAAAAGTTTTTTAATTCTTTATCTGTAGTACAAAAAATATAATAATCAGTTTTTAATCGTTCTTCTTTTTCGTGTTCAGAAATAATAATTGGTATGTTGTAAAAATAATCCTCTTTCCATCTTCCCCTACATTTAACATCAAATTCACCCAAGTCTTTTATCTTAATATCAAATTCGTTAGCAGGTCTGCCTTCCGAATGATAAGGTTTCATATATTCGTGTTCTATACCTTTACTTTCTAAATACTTATGAACCATTATTTGCCCTACACAAGACCTGTAAAGGTCGTCAAATTCTCCAACTCGCCTTTCAAAGTGTCTATTTTCATCTAATCCTTTAGCGTATTCTTTAGCTTCTTCTTTTACTTCTTCTGGTATTTCAATCCCGACAGGTTTTTTATATTCTGAATTCATCTCGTACTCCTCTATAATGACATTGAGGACATCTACAATAAGTTTCTTCTTTCTCTTTACGAGAATTAGGTAAATATTTAGTAATGATTTTGTTCCAGCTTAAATTCTTTCCTTCTTCTAAACTTTCAATCATTTTTAAGTCTGGGAACTTATCGTAAAACTGAACTGCATACCATAAAGTACGTTCCGATTTACCTATATCTAATGCAAGGTCTTGCAGTAACTGTGTAACTTCGCCTTTTCTATACTCTCTTATACGTTGACCTACTTCCCAATAACCCTCTATAAGTTCCATTCTTGAATTAAAAACCGCCTTATCAATAATTGCATCTATATCTGTTTTAAGTAATTCATATTCGTTTAAAGTTAACTCGTTCATTGTTTTAATATCTCCACTTCAATTAAGTACGATAATCGTTCTGCAAGTTTCCTAATAGCATCTTTTTTGTTTCTTTTAGTAAGTTCTAAATAATGTTTAAGTACTATCTGTAAGTTTTTTAAGTCTGTTACTTTCATATAATTCCTATCTTGGCTTTAATTTCTGCCATTTTATCTAAATTACTACTTCTAACTTCTGGCGATAATTCGTCCCTATGTATATATGGGTTAATAACCCGTTTTTTAAAGTCTTTTCTAATAGCGTTCCGTAAAAACGCCTTATAATTAGAATATTTTCTACCTTTAGCTCTACAATAATCCGCAAGTTCCTCGGCTTTATTCTTTAATTGCCTTTCTGTTAAATCAAACTCTCGGGTAAAGTATTGAATATCTTCCTGCGGTAATTCTTCTAAATAAGATAGTTCTCTCTCTATATTATTTTTAATATTAGTATTTATAATATTATCTTTAACTTTAGTTAAATAGGGGTCTTTAACTTTAGTTAAATAGGTATTTAACTCTATTTTAATAGGTGTAAGGTATCTTATATTGCCTTTTTTCTTGTCTATATCACTATTAATGTAGTTTTTCTGTCTTAATTTTTTGATACATAGCGATATATGAGTTTCTGATACTCCATAAAGTTCAGCAAAATATGAGTTTGAAGCCCAACAATACCCTTCTTTATTAGATAAAGCAGTTATTTCTGCGAATAGTAGTTTTTGTAATGGCGTTAGTTCGTTATCATACCTAACATTTGCGGGTAGTATTGCATAATAGTTCGGTTGTTCTTTCATAATACTTCCTTAAAACCAAAAATCCCCCTTACACTTAAAGTATTGACGCACCTATGTGTAGAGGGGGTTTCTGATTTTAATTTTAGATAGTTTAAGTGCGTCATTAAACATATTATATATTATTTTTCTATAAGTTAAATAGTTTGTTGGTACTCCACAAGTAAGGGCAAGAGAATAGACGTTCATTTTAATATCGTAGATATTGTTATTCTATTTCCTTTAATCAAGCCTTAAGCGCAGGTAATACCAACTAAGAGGTGGCTACCAGAAGCCCTGCCCGAACTCCTGTTGAGTAGCCAACCCTTAGTTAGTATTAATATTATTATATAATAATTATTTAAAAAGTAAAGGGGTTAAATGGTTGAGAAATAACCCCTTTTTATACTAAGTACTGACATGAATGTCCCAGTGTTCACCACCAAGATAAACATTTGGAACTCCAATTCTTGTTGGGTTGTAGTTTTTCATCTGTGCGTAACTTCCTTCGTAAGACAAGAACCCACCCGTAAGAACAGTGTATTGTTTCTTAATACGAACACCCTTTGCTCTTTTATCATAGTAACGTTTTTCTTCCGAATCGGCTACTAAAGCGTGAGTGTGTCCGTACAAATACAAATCAGCTTCCGTATGGGTTGCAGTTCTTTTCGCCGCCTGAAGTTTGGTGTGAGTGTACATCCCGTTAGTAGAACCGTGCTGTGCGTGACAGACGTAATTCTGACTTCCTACTTTAAAGTAGATAAAAGCAGAATATCCACCATAAGGAACACCTAAGTATCTTGCTAATATGCTTGACGGCTCAATCCCTGTGTCTTTCCACACTCGCAACTCGTGATTTCCCGTTAAGAGAAGCAAAATCCTGTCCCTTAACGGATACAGTAAATCAGCTAAAGTATCTAACTGTTCTTGCGGTGATTGTGTTTGCTCAACCCAACCAGCACCGACTGAACTCTTGTTAGCCGATTCAAGTAAATCACCCATCAACACCACCTTGTAGTCGCTTTTCTTAATAAAGTTAATTGTTTCCAAAAACTTATCAACATCACAGGTAGGGTGTCCTAAATGTACGTCACCTAATGGAACAAACCAAAGTTTCTTCGCATCGGTTTCGTACCTTACTGATTTAACCTGTTTTATCTTACCTTTGAATTGGTCAAGAATAGTTAAATCATTCGCCTCATTTTCAACGTTCATTTAATCCTCCTCGTCATCCATCTCGTCATCACAAAGTTCAAACAACAAGGCCTCGTACTCATTGATAAGCGCTTTGACCTTTTTACCTTCTCTTTGTAAGGCATAAAGTTTGGACAGCTCATTGATTATTTCCTGCTTACTCATTCCTTTCGTTTCGTACCT